CACATTTTCCCGTCCCTCTTTAACGGGGGCACAGATGATCTGCTGTGCCTCCAGACAGTGGGGCAGATTGGGGAAGGAGTGGACCTAGCTGCGTAGCGCTGGGTCGCCCAACACTCTTTAGTCTACCTCACTGAATGTGTGACCGCGAGGGTCCACAGAAGTGGGGATGTACATTTGAGTCATGAGACTTCCGGTTTGCTCCTCCCTCCAACTTTCGTGGGAGGGACCGTACCAATCGGACTCATAGAGGTCAGGGAATTCGAGACTGTCAAAAGGGTGCTTCAGCGCTCTTCTCCTGCACTTCTCTCTGTAGGTCACAGAGCGAATTTGGGGGAGGGAGATAGTGCCAAACTGTTTATCGACGATCATGTCCACACAGTGTAAGCCTATGCGAACGCGAATCCACAGCTCACCGTCTACTGTGGAATCCCTATCTCGAAAGACAGAGACAGAGGAGACAGGAGGTTTATGGTGGTAGGGACAGGGACAGGGGGTCGGGGAAATCGGAGCAATTAGGGAATCGGATGAGGGGCGTGTACGAAGACTGGACTCTCTTAGATCCATCTTCAGCGAGATAGTTTAACGACTTGTCTAGGTCAGGAGCGTCTGTTCCGACTAGTTCTAAATCTAGATCATCAACATTTTTGACACTGTTTGTCCCACTTCGATCGCACTCTTGACATAGGGCATGGCTTTTTCTGCTCCGTGGACGACGTTGGCGATGATTCTACCAGCGGACTTCACGAAGTTTGAGAAGCCATGTCTTTTGACAGCATGTGCAACACGCGCAGACTCGTGCGTGCCAGGAGGTCGAAGGGCCGCAGCTGTGGAGCCTGAGTTCCCGCCCACAGATGTCGCATATTCGTAGTTGATGACATACGAGACAGAATAACTCTGAGCAACAGTAGTAGGGGGGAGGACAAAACCAATTTGCTGACCGGCAGAGTGCGAAGCATATGTATAAATGCCGGCACCCGTGTCATAATTGCAAGTTGGGTAAACACAAAAAGGGTTACAGTGTTCGGGAAAATTCTTGGAGAGATCATACTCAGTGGATGTAGAGGAGGTTGCCGTAACAGAAATTAGATCAAACTGCTCAGCGTGGCGAGGGATCCAGTTGATTTGATGAACCGCATCAGGTGCTCGAGGACACTTCAGTGATTCTTGAAAACCAGAGAAGGACGAACAATTGATGGCGACACCACCAAGACCGGCGCTAGCGGCGAAGAGAGGGGAGTGATCAGGGCTTTGGCAACCGTACTCAAGGGTCTGGACATCCATCAATCCAGTCTCATTGACAAGACGAATTGAGGCGGAAACGACGCGCCATGAGCTAATAGAACCAGAGTAGGTAGATGGATTGTAAGCAGTGCCACTGTTCCCTGCGGGGAGGGTGTTCACCAAAGAGTTGATCGTGCCGATCCGAGGAAAGTTCTGGACGTTTGTGATATCCAGACCTCCCGAACCGCCGAGAACATTATAGGTGAACAGGGGATTTCCGCGAAGGGCAATCGAGGCTGAGGGGCCGGTAGCGAGAGGTTGATAAACGATGCAGGCACAACCAAGTTCAGTTGGTCCCGCAGTCGAAATCACACCCCCAACACCAGCCCCAATAGTCTGATTGAAACACCAGAGGGGATTAAAGGCAACGACAGTGTTGTAGAGAGTGCTAGTAGCAAATGCAGCATTCTTATTTTCAAGATAGCCGAAATTCGTAACAGAGGGAGCAGCACCCATAACGCAAGCGTCGTGAATAGCCCAAGGACCATCTTCCGACAGAGCCTCAAAGTAGCGATACTCGCACATACGAACCTCCTCATCGGTGCGATCGAGGAGGGTCCGATAGAGGCGAGAACCGTGTTCCTTAGAGAGGCCCTTCGAAACAGCCAGGGACAGCTTCTCCAGCTGTGCCCGGTCGCGCTGCCGTTTGGCAGCACTAGGAGTTTTTGCAATAGGACTCTTAGCCTGTGCGGGTTTGGACGTTTTGGAAATTTTTCCAGGTGGGGTTACTGAGCGTAAGGGCCTCCGCCACCCCGGCGGAGGACTGAACGTGAGGGACATTTCAACCATTTCTGACCTTTTTCAGATCGAGTTTTTAATTTTCGAATTTTTTGAATTTTTAGGGATTTTGAACGTAGACCGGGAGAATCCGGCATACACTACGTTTTTTATAGAAGTATCCTCTAGGACCGGCGAACTGGCCCTAGGATGGTTGAAAACTCCTGTGCAGTCTCTAGGCGTTTAGGCGTGGAAATGTCAAGATCATAAGACAAATCCGCGCCACTTAGCACCGGCCAGAGTTTTTGGCTCTGCGGGCCCGTTAGCGGCCCCCCGGTTTTAGGAGTTAAAGTCCTCACCCTTACGTTATTAATTTTGAAAACGATCGAAAGATCTCCCTCATTCTTCAAGTTGTTGCCAACTGGAGACAACGGGGGAATAGGTGCTAGAACCTGCGTGCCAATCAAGACGGCCTGTCTCAACTCATCGATCCGATGAGAAGAGACTGGGTCAAACCGCCAGATGTTCCGCAGGGGGGCAGCAACAATTCTCCATTCTTCTTGAAGCTCACGGGACGCATTGTCCATGGATCGGAAGCGGGACATAATCTCGCCATCACCAGATCGCATTTCGTACTGCTGGAGAGGAGTATTGGGGTCTTTTTCAAACCGCCAATGGGACTTCCACGGCTGAACTAGCCGCTCTGAGACTCGGCGCTCGCGCCGACCAGAGGTCATGTTCCAAACAGCAAGAGAAGGATCCTGGATAAAAGCAGCGGCAATTCGCCGCTGATTTCTCGTATAGACAACATTGTGAGGTCCGAACTGCGGATCCACTCCCAGTCCTCCGAGCGAGACTGGAAGATAGTAATTCGGATGAAGGAGGGCAAGGTTCGGGTCCATGGTGCGCAGGATACCGCGCATAGCAGCAGGAATAACACTCGCTGCCCCAGGAACCTGAGAACACATTTTGTTCAAGTCTCTCGCAACCCCCATGGGAGTTTTGAGGCTCTCTGAACCGACAGATAAACCTTTTTTAATGTTAACACCCTTAACAATCTTAAGATTGAGGTAACCTCGACGTTCCCATGTTCACCGTTCAACTTATAAAGCTGGGAGTTAATTAGTGCGATCGAGGAGGAAAGGTATTGTTTACCAGGAGACGGGATGAAACCCAAATCACCGGAACACTGTAAAAAGATTTTGTATAACTCAACATCCACCGGGGCTAAAAGATCGTCCCCGTTCACCAAAACATTGGTTAGTAGTAAGTCATAAAACTTCTCTCGATTCAAGGGATCGCGAGAGACCCACAAGGCCACTGAGCGGCGCCAGGCAGACAGATTTGCGACGCATAGTAAGGGGAAAGAAAGGGGGTGGCCCATTGACTGGCCCTCGGTAAGAGGAGCCGCAACCTCGTCCACCTCCCACTTCTTCCCACCTCTTTTAAAAACTACACGCCCTTCGCCATCCACTTTAGGTGGCTTCCACACTCCGCGAAGGCGGCGGAGACTTTCAAAGGCAAGATCAGTGCCAGGCAGACCGGAGTCCTGCACGCCGAGAAGACCGAAAAAGGTCGACTGCCGTGAGAGAGTATCGGTTGCTGCTTGGTAATCCACACTCAGAAAAAAAGAGAAACCCGGGATAACCCGGCTTCGCTGCCACAATTCATTCACTTTAAAAAGGAGGTCATCGTGGAGCATAGTACTCTCAGGACGCCTTTTCCAGGCTCCAAGCATAGATCCTTGGAGAGGCTGCAGCGCGTTCGCTGCGAAGCCGTCTCCAACACCAATGATGCGAAATTTCCCTGGTTCAGGTAGCGCGATAAAATTTACCTCATCGTCATCCGACCGATTAGACCAATACTTAGATGCCTGTAAAAGCGCATTCTTTTTTCGATAAGAATCATAATCAGATATAGAGCGGTGAAGAAGGCAGAAATCGTGCAACTTGCGAAGAGAGCGAGGCACACCATTCCAAATTATTTCATCCCCAGGGATAAAGCGAGAGACACCCGTCGTGGCCGGGGGAGACTCAAGGGCGGTTGAGGAAAAGGGAGGCAAAAGAGCCTTGGTCCCTCCCTCAGCCACCCCGGCTTGAGTACAACCCCGCCCAGTCGCCATGAATTTCGTTTCCTGAGGAGAATCATAAAACACAAGTCTGCTGGTAAGATAGAGAGAGGCAACCGCGCTCGGGACCAAGTCTCGAGTTG